TTTGAAGATCCATTGGATCGATATCGGGATTCTCAGACCACCGACTAATAGTCAGCCCCCCGAGGGGGTAGACGAATCTTTCCCATTAGGAGAGTACGTCTAGGGAACCTGAGAAGTATTAGTGACGTCCTAGGGTAAAGCCCGAAGGCATAACTAATAAACGCCACTAAAAGGGGCATGGTTTCTTTGAAACCAAATTTTGCTACAAAGTAGCAAGCCCCTTTTGTTTCTCGTATCAAGACAATGAGCCTTCGGGCCATTGCCGGTACGAGGGACAAGGGATATAGGATCTATATACCTCGTCTCTTCGAGAACGGGGACTATATCCTTCCGTCTCGAAACTCTTCAGTCCTTAAAGGACTGTTGAGATTCAGGAGCAACTCCTTTAAGGAGCGCTCCCGAGAGACCCTAAAGAAACGCCTAACAGGCGACTTTGGGTTCTCTAAACCTCTAGCAGAGGTTTTCGCGTCTCGTTCCGTATCGGAAATTAAGAGACTCGAACAAACAGTACATGGAGTCATTGACTCACTGTTACTGTTTGACCAGGAACTGTTTATAACAGATACTGGTTTCTCCTTATTAAAACATTTAGTAAGGAGAATACTATCTTGTGGGACATTTAATGTGCCGCAAGTAGTAAAGATGTGGAAATCCTATGGAAACCACATCTTTGTCCGGGCTACAGAAACTGTAACCTTGGACAAGCCTGAAAGAGAAGTTGGAAACTTCTTCTTCAGTCTAGACTCCTGGCCAAAGATCCAGAGGATCCGGCAGGGGTCTTTAACGAAGAGAGATCTTACAGATCTCTCCCAGTTAATATCTTCCAGACAACTCCCTGTGGGAGACTGGAAGGTAGAGCGGAAAGCTCTTAAAGAGCTCGAGCTCATTACTACCTCGACTTATAGTCCAGATAGTAAGATCCTTGGAGACATTTATAATGCTTCAAGGATAATCGGTCGGAAGGTCCGCAAAGCGGGTCCCGGACCTCTTTCAGCTGCCCACCTATCATTGGCGGCAGCTGGCTCCCTAAACTACACTGTAGCGGAGGGAGGAAGGGCCAAGGAAATCATAGATTCCATTAGCCCTCTATTAGAGTATGTTCCAGAGGAAGATACTCTAATACCGACACCATTTGGGTCCCAGAGGGACATCAAAGGGGTTCCCCGTTGGAGAACCTGGTGTCGAAAAGAGCCTTACGAAGGGTATCCCGACGTAAGGTTCGGCGATGAGACCCCAGAAACCCTTATAGGGTTTAGGGTCTATCGTCAAGGATTTGATGAAGCCATTGGCGAACAAATCCTTATATCTGCTTGGTTTGCAATGCAAGCCGAGTTAGATAAAGCGGGAATCCCGCTTCGAGTCCTTACAATTACCGAACCGGGTTGTAAGGCTCGTATTGTAACAACAGGGCCATGGTGGCTCTATGTGTTACAACAAGCTTTGGCGCACGTAACACGTGCGTTTTTAGCTTCTCACCCATCCGCTGAATCAGGGATGGCGATGACGGACCAGGCATGGCAATACCTTTACCTGATCCGGAAAGCAGATTTCTCCCCATTGGGTGAGGATCTGCTTTGCCTCAGTAGTGACTTGAAGTCAGCTACTGATGCAATCCCCCACGAGATCGCAGAGCGACTCTTGAGGGGATTTGTCGACGGGATTGGCTATGATAGCCCTCTCGTCGACATCGCGGTCGATCTGCTAACAGCCGATCGACTGTGTCTCGTTTCGAAAACGGACCACTGGTTCTTTTCGAAACGAGGAGTCTTCATGGGAGAACCTCTCGCGAAGACTATTCTTACACTGCTCAACTTGAGCGTGGAAGAAATCGCTATCCGGGAATATCTCGGATACGATTTCGAAACACCTGTCCAAGTATCTTGGAGGTGTTTCGCAGTAGCGGGTGATGATCACATCGCTACTGGGCCAAGGGATTACCTATTAGGTATCACCAAGGCCCATATCAGAGCTGGATCAATGATCTCGCCTGATAAACACGGTTTCTCCGGCATTGCCGTGAGATACTGTGAAAAGATTCTGGACGTTAGAAACTTCCGGAATCTTAAATGGACTCCGAAAACTATCAATGATAGTTTGGAAGTCTATTTAAGCTGTCCCTTTGTAGATTCTATAAAGGTACGGCTTCTCTCGCCTTGCTCAAAGAGCAACGAGAGTTTCAACGACCGTAATACGGCCGTTGGAAAGGCATCCTCTCTGGGTAGAACCCTGAGTTGGATGTCTGACGAGGTATTCCACTATAAGTGGAAGAGACTCGTAAGGGACCGATTCTTTCAAAGAATGGGGTCCCTTTTGCCAGATAGCTCCAGTGGAGTTTACTGGCATCTCCTATTGCCCAGCCAACTTGGCGGGCTAGGATTATGGCTAGAGGAGGATATTCCTCTATTACTAGCCAGATTACCAGATCCGACGAAGTCGTTTCTGGTAGATCTCGTCGAAGGTAATGCCGGAGACGAGATTAAGAGACTATTTAGAGGTTTTACCTCAAATATCTCTTACAGAGGCTACGAACTCTTAGAGTCCGAAGTCTCTTTAGTTCGTGAATTTCTAATAAACGAACTAATTCTTGCAACCCCGGGATATTCCCTAGAGGAGGCAAGAATAATGAACGGCATCAGTGATGACCTTTCATTAAAGTCAGTTCGAACGCGCTTAAAAAGCCGGAACTGGCTAACGGCTCTAGAGGTCGAAGACTCTCTTTTGAGACCGTTCCTCTTCAAAGAGATACTCTCTGGAGAGGTAAAGGTTTCCGCATTCAATACGGAAGCCTTTAAGAAGAGATACGCCAAACTTTGGGATCTCTCCTTTAAGGGTCATACCTCACTCTGTGAGGAGACCCTTAGAAAAGCCCTCGCCCTCAAAGAGGCCCAGGAGCTTTTCTATGATTTCTCAGCGAAATGGGATGTTCCCATTCGCGGAGAAATAAAATCCGTTAACCTTCTAGAAGAAGCATTAATCGGATTACCCGATTTGAAGATCCATTGGATCGATATCGGGATTCTCAGACCACCGACTAATAGTCAGCCCCCCGAGGGGGTAGACGAATCTTTCCCATTAGGAGAGTACGTCTAGGGAACCTGAGAAGTATTAGT